CACCTCAAAAGGACTCAGCCTTAGTCAATTGGACCTGAAAGTTCCAGAGCATGTATACGCATTGCACGTATTGATAAGAGCTACTGGCGTAAAAGAAAAAACCTTGGATTTATTACTAGATGGTGCTAAAGAAAATATTTTACCTAATGTGTTGTTTGATTCTACTTTTGCAGATATGTCGGATCTTGAGTCATATCTTCCTAGGTTAATTGAAATAGGATATGATCCTAAAAACATTCATATCGCATGGGTGTTAACAAACTATGAGATTGCAATGAAGAACAATGCAAAACGTTCTAGAGTTGTGCCCGATGACATTCTTTTAAGAACGCACAAAGGTGCTGCACAGACGATTCTAAGTTTAGTTAAGAAGAGTTTGCCCATCACAATAGATGGAGGCATTTACGTCATTCTAAATAATCCAGAGAACACAATGTTTCTGATTGATCCAAAGACGGGCGAACACTATAAAGATATTAAAGGTAAAAAAGTTGTCAAAGACTTTCTCTATATCACAATGAAGAAGCCTGGAAAAGCAATCACTAATGACGCTGACGTTAAGAAGCAGCTATACACATGGATCAAAGACAATGTGCCACCAGATTCGTTAGACACAAAAGAGTTAGATGATCTATGATGAAGTTCAAAGATTTTAAACGCAGAGGTTAAAATAATATGTTTTTAGGTAGAGATGGATTTATATGGTGGATTGGTGTCGTAGAAGACAATCAAGACCCATTGGTCCTGGGCAGAGCTAAAGTTAGAATCTTTGGATATCATGCGCCAGCAAATATAAGCACAGCCATATCAAGTCCTAGTCCATACATTCCAGGAAGAGCCGCAGGAATATTTCTTGGAGGATCTAATATATACGGATCATTCACATCTACTCCGGCTGTTGCCGGAGGAGCTAATCAGAATATATCAATCGGCAATGACACAGGAGAGACTCCCACTAACGATCTTCCTTGGGCAGTAACAATGATGCCTGCAAATATGCCAGGAGCATATGGCATACCCAATCTTGGTGATTGGGTTCTTGGATTTTTCTTAGACGGTGAAGAAGCACAAGAGCCCTGTATTCTTGGATATCTTCCTGGTATACCGCCAGGAACAATTCCTACAGATATAACAGAAAGGTTCTCAGAGCAAATTTCTACAGTTCGTTCTTTCAATAGTGTAGCGAATGTTCTGCCAAATTCCTATGCTGTAACAGGTAACGCTCAGAAAAATAGATTCAGATTTGAACAGCCATCTGGTAATGTATTCGAAATGGTTAACGACACCAATATTGCTAATCCTATATCATTAACGCACAGTAGTCTTGCAAATTTACAACTAAAATATAAATCAGCAATTTTAGGATTGAATGCTTTCGAGGGCGAAAATCAAAATATTGAGATTAAAGATACGTCCATATTCTTAAGACACTATAATGGCATATACGGTAGAAGTTCTGTAATGCCTGCAAGTACAGAGAATTCATTTCGATCACAATCAATATTGCCAGCTAAACAATTTAGTATAGGCAATGCTCTTCCCGGTAATGCACCAATTGGTAGAGGCGTTGTATATACCAAGCCCGCGCAAGTGGACATTGCGGGATACACGTATTATCATCCGTCACGCGCAGATATAAATCCGACTTGGGAGGAACAAGATTTAGTACGTAATGTTGGATTATTAATGAATACAGTATTTCCTCCATCGCCAGTAATAATATCTACAATCGCAGCACTTCCTCCTCCGCCTCGCGGTGGTGGTGGTGGAGGATGCTTCTTAGGTGAAACACTTGTCACTATGTCTGATTGGACAAAAAAACGTATTGATCAGATTAAAGACGGCGATTACGTTTTCAATAAAGATAGAACGCAAGTGAATCAAGTTCTTTTCATCGAAAGAGTCCCAGATAAATACATGTGGAAAGAACTGTATACGCCGACTGGAGACTATGAGCCATTTGCGACACCGAATCATCCATTGTTTGTAGAAGGAGAATGGGTAGCATTAGATAATGAACTCTATCCGTGGCTAGGAAAGATTAATAGCGTTAAGAATCCAATTACATGCGAAACTCAAGGTGAATTAGTCTACAATCTATGGGTTACTGGAGATGGTACATATATAGTTAATGGCTTTGGTACTACATCTATCATGATGGACGGTGGAATTATGCGAGTTGCATATCAGTATGGATATCTAACTCAAGATTTTATCATGGAACTAATGCGCGAATTCACAACACAAGGCAATATGATGACGTATGGATCATATTTATTCAACAAATTGTTTGGATATATAACATACAAACCAATCGTTAAGGTATTAGCGAATACGATTAAAAGTGAAAAAGAGTTTCTGCCAAGAAAAGCTATGATATTTTTGATGAAAGTATTTGGTAAGACTGCAACACTTTATAATAAACTCAAAGGATAATTATTATGACAAATCACACACAAATTACAGACACACAAGTTGAAGAATGGGCACAGGTTCTTACACCTCAAGAGATTCTTGATCTATCAAATGGCATTAATATTACAGCAGCTATGATAATGTATAAGCTATTTCCAAACAATCAGTTCATCAAAGAGCTATTGAAGACTAAGATTGGTTGATTATAGAGAACCAACACTGTATTATAACATCACAATACTAGCTTGTCAAGAGCAAAAACAAAGAAACAAGGATAATTACCAAAATGTCACACCATGAAACACTTATAGATTTATTTAATTCCTACGTAAAGGAAAATGAAAAATTCTCTGAAAAGGGAAACAAAGCAGCAGGAACTAGAGCAAGAAAAGCCCTAGCAGAATTCGCAAAGGTTTCTAAAGACAGAAGAAAAGAGATTCAAGACTCAAAAATTAGTGAAAAATTGGAAATTATCTAACATAAATAGAATATATGGCAACAGCACCCGCAATCTTTAAAGATTTATCATTAAATCTTACACCAAATCCTGTGACTGGAGATACGCCTCCAGCTACGAATGAGGGCGCGGTAAAAAAAGCTTTGATTAATTTGATTAAAACTCCATTAGGAACTAGACCATTTAGTCCAGAATATGGAACAAGACTTTATGATTTTTTATTTAGACCCGCAGATTCTGAAACTGAGGCGGAAATAAATGATGAGTTGAATCAGTGTATTACAAAATTTGAACCTAGAGTTACAATCACATCTATTACTACTGATATGAGTGGAGATGGAATAGAAATTGAATTAAATTATTATGTAAGTAGTATATCATTTACACAACAAACTCTAACAACAACAATAACAAGAACGAGTTAAACAAATGGCTACACCTATAGATTTAAAATTAGATGGACTTAATTTCGAAGAAATTCGTGCAAATTTTAAGTTGTTTCTACAAAATCAGACTGAATTTTTAGACTATAACTTTGAGGGTTCTGGTATTGGTGTTTTGCTGGACGTTTTATCCTACAACACATACTATACAGGATTCTATCAAAATATGATAGCGACTGAAGGATTTTTAGCGACTGCGCAAAAAAGGAACTCTGTAGTAAATCTAGCTAAAGCTTTAAACTATACTCCTAGATCAGCATCATCTTCTAAAATTTTTGGAACATTAAAAGCTACTGTAGTCGGCTCACCTGCCAATATTACTATTCCACAATATACTAAATTTCAAGCATCAATTGACGGATCAACTTATACATTTTTAACTCAGGCGGCAGTTACACTTTTCAACAATTCTGGCATATATGTTAGCACTGCTGATGATAATGTACAATTAATTGAAGGTAGATCAGTCTCGGAAAAATACACATATAATGTTAATGATCCGGATCAAAGATTTATAATATCTAATCCAACAGCAGATACGACAACATTAACTGTTAAAATTCAGAACTCATCTTCAGATAGTACTATTAAATTTTATAAATTAGCATCGGACGTTATTACACTCACAAGCGCCTCTGAAGTATATTACTTAGAAGAAGTAGAAGACGGTAAATTTAGAGTAACTTTTGGTGACAATATTATAAGTAAGAAATTGACACAAGGCAATATTGTATATCTAGACTACATTGTATCTACTGGAACTTTAAGTAATGGTATTAAACTATTTACATTATCATCAAGTGTTTCTGGCGTTACAGATTTAACATTTACTCCAAATTCAGGAACTTCAGCCGCTGGTGGTCAAGATAGAGAATCTATTGCATCTATTAAGTTTGCTGCACCTAAATCATTTGCTGCACAGAATAGAGCAGTTACTGCTGAAGATTATGAATCGCTAATGTTAACTGCACCGAATGTGGGATCAGTAGCAGTTTGGGGTGGACAAGACAATGATCCGCCTGCATACGGCAAAGTATTTATTGCAGTTCGTCCAGTATTGGGTGACGTATTAAGTGCTTCAGAGAAGTTAAATATTATTAATAGTATTATTAATCCGAAACGAGTTTTAGCTATTTCTACTGAGATTGTTGATCCCGATTACATTTACCTTTCAGTTAATTTAAGCGTTAAATATGATCCTAATCAAACTGTTGAAACGTCAACTAGTTTAAAGAGTAGATTGGTTGATGCGATTAAAACATACAATGATGAAAATTTAAATTCTTTCTCTAAGTATTATAGACAGTCTGCGCTATCAAGAATAATTGACAATGCTGATAGGTCTATTGTTAGTAGTTCAATATATGCAACTATGACAAGGGAACTTAATGTTCAATTGAATGTTGCATTTAAATATACTATCAGATTTTCTAATCCAATTGATAGTGCTACATTGAATAGACTAGCATCTAATCCATATGGTCTAGGAAACAAAGTAACATCGAATGAATTTAGTTACGGTGGATTTACTGGTTGTTTCCTTGAAGATAATGGTGGATTAATTAGAGTATATCGTAGAGTAGGAACAACAAACGTAGCTGTTGCTGCTAATGTAGGCACAATCGATTACAATTCAGGAACTATAGTTCTTAATGATTTTATTCCTACAGCGTTTTTGGATGGTGGTGTAGAATTGCGAGTTACTGCAACACCAGCATCGTCAGATATTCTTCCATTAAGAGGTCAAATTGTTACTATTCGTGATGAAGATATCACTCTCAATTTAATTGACGATAACTCTATTAGTTTAGTTAGAAGATAATAATGTCAACATACGACACGCTATTTAAGCCGTCACTATCAATACAGAATCAAATTCCGAAGCTAGATGATACTAGCTTTCAGACTTTGCTTGCTGGTTATTATGAATGGCTACAAACTTCTAAATTAGAATTTTACGATTCTGTTGGAACTTTTAAAAATGGCGAATTCATAATTGGAACAACAACAAAAGCTAGAGCATTAATTAAAGTTGTTGGTGCAACATATGTTGTCATAAAGATGATAACAGAAACTCCTTTCGATGTGCGCGAAAAATTTACTGGCGAAACTTCTGGTGCTACTGCATATGTATTTTCGATTAAAGATAACGTAGTTCGTGCTACAGGCCAATATCTCAACAACAAAAATCCAGAAAAAGCTTCTGGTGTTTATTTTGATT